TTGAGGATTACCAGTTAAATAAACATCTTGAGCACCATAAGCAACAAGTTGAAGAAGACCACCACCCATTTATGCTATATTCTTTATACTATAATAGGAGAAAAAAAAAGAACAATTATTTTTTAATTATATAAGCATATTTATAAACATTTAAAGTAGATTAACATTAAAATAATGTTTAAAGATAAAACTAATAAAAAAAGAGTATATTCTAATAAAGAAATAGCTACATTAGATGCTATGCATAATAAAATTATTAATAATTATTCCTCTAAAATAATAGAGGAACATACTTCAAAAGAAAAAATTAGAGAATTAGAAGATATTAATAGTAATATTAATCTAAAAATTATTAAATATAATTTACATAATAATAATGATGATAAATATTATAATGATTTATGGACTAGTAATATAAAAATAAGGGAAGAAATAATAAAAATAAAAGACCAAATAAAATTAATAAATAATACTAATGAAATTGAATATTATGAAAATACCAGTTATATACTTTTTAATTATTATGATATGATTGATAAACAGTCAAATCATAATAATTCATTAGTATCATCTATAAATAATATTAAATATAAAAATAAATCTATTATTGATTCTTTTAATTTAAATATTAATAAAAATGATGAAAATATAGAATTATTAGAAGATATTGATATTAAAAATGAAAAAATAGTTGAAAAAAGTTCATTAGTTGATGAATATTTAGCACTTACTAATAATAATCATATTAAAAAAATAGAATATGATTCACGGGAAATTTGTAAAAAATGTCTTAATACACTTACTTGTCTTCAACAAGATGCTATTATGATATGTAATATTTGTGGTTATCAAGAACCTTTATTAGTAGAACAAAATAGACCAATATTAAAACAAAATACAAAAGAAACTTCTCATTTTAGTTATAAAAGAATTAATCATTTTAGAGAATGGTGTAATCAAGTTCAAGGTAAAGAAAGTACTGATATTCCTAATGAAGTTTTTGAAAAAATATTAAATGAAATTAAAAAAGAAAAAATTAATGATACCAGAAATATAACTTATAATAAAATGCGTGAAATTTTAAAAAGATTAAGAATTAATAAATATTATGAACATATCAATTATATTATTAATAGAATTAATGGTATTCCTACACCACAATTCTCTGCTGAACTTGAAGAAAAATTATGTAGTATGTTTAGGGATATTCAAGCACCCTTTTTAAAACATTGTCCTAAAGATAGAAAAAATTTCCTTTCTTATAGTTATGTTTTATATAAATTTTTTCAAATATTAGGTCTTAATGAATATCTTAAATTTTTTCCATTACTTAAAAGCAGAGAAAAATTATACGCTCAAGACCAAATATGGAAAAAAATATGCGAAGAATTAGATTATAAAATTATTCCATCTCTTTAAGTTGCTGGGAAACCTACTAAGCGGAAACCTGCTCCAAGTCCAACACCTTGACGTGCACCTGCTGATATTGATGGTGATAATAAATCAAATATAGAAAATACAGCTGCTGCAGTTAATGCAATCATCCATATTTCACTTATTTTTAATTTTTGTTGTGGTAAAGCATATGCAGCTAATGCAACAAATATAGCTTCTATTGAATATTTTAATAATCGTATAAGGGCTTCCCAGATATCAAAAGTATAATTTGCTCCTCCTTCCATAATTTTAATACTTCTTTATATTAAATAACAAGAAAATAAAAATATATAAGATTTTTATTTATAATATATAAATAGTATTAATATATGACTACAGAAGAAACTATTGTATCTACAAAAGAATGTGATTTTTTAGATGAAGATAAACCTATTAGAAATCAAAATTATTGTTGTCTATCTTTTTTAAGTCCAGAAGATGTTTTAAAAAATAAAGAAGTTTATTATTTTTCAAGATTTACTAATAAATTTTCTAAAGATATGCAAAGTCTTCTTGATAATCTTTCACTTAAATATACAGATTCAAAAGATTTAATTGATACTATTAAAAATAATCATAATTATATTTTTGATACTAAAGAAATGGATGAACAATATAAATTTTTTAAATCTGTTTATTCTGATGATATTGAAAAAGATTTCCATAGAGAAAATAATTTTACTACTTCTATTCGTGGTATTAAAGTTAGAGGTGTTTTTGATACAGTTGAAGAAGCTAAAAATAGATGTGAATTTTTAAAAAAAGTTGATAATAAATTTGATATTTTTATCGGTCAAGTTGGATGTTGGTGTCCTTGGTCTCCAAATCCTAATGATTTACAAAATCAAGAATATTCAGAAACACAATTAAATACACTTATGAAACAATATAAGAAAAATATGGATGATCGTGATGAAGTTTTTGATAAAAGAAAAAATGAAGGAATCTCAAAAAATAAAAAAGATATTGCCGATGATTTATCACAAGAAGATCCATGGTTATTAAGAAAAAAAGCTGAATTAACAGAAGTAAAAGAAGAAGTAAAATAATTATTATAAATAGAATATGTTATTTTTAAAAGATATTACTTTTATATCTTTTAATAATTATTATTTATTACTTATATTATTAACTATATATAAAGTAGTATTTAAAAATAAATATAATAAATTTATTAATGATTTATTTAATTTACTTAAAAATTTAAATAATGATAAAATATTAAAAGAAATTAAAAATTATTATGATAAAGCAAGTAATTATAATAAAATTAAAATAAAAAAAAATATTGAAAAAATAAATATTAAATATAATGATAATAATTTATCTTTTTTTAATAATTTAAATGAATTATATAATATATTCTTATGGATATTACATAAAAATAATTCTTTAGATATTACTATTAATCTTTTTTATTCTAATCTTATTAATTATACTAAATTACCACAAAATGAAATTATTAGTTATTTACATAAATATATTTTAAATTATATTAATGATTATTACTATTTACTTATTTTATATTATGAAATTACTATTAAAAAATATAAAGAAGAAATTATTCCTGATATGATTAAATTCATTATTAAAAATTCTAATGATTATAGTTATATTAAAATTCTTTTTATTATTTATTTTAATAAAATTAAAGAATTAAATCAATATTTACAACCACCTAATGATACTCCTTATAATTATGAAATTAATGCTGATAATTCATTAAATAAATTTGATAAACATATAATTAATAAAATTATTCAATATCTTAATTATGAAAATTATATTGATAAAAAAGATATTAATATTTTAAAAAAAACTATTAGATGTATTGCTAATTTTCTTAAAGCTAAAAATATTGATAAATATACATCTTCTTCATCAAGTGAAACAAACAATTTAAAATTTTTAACTTTAAATAAAATAAATTATATAAAATTTGATACAATACTTCTAATAGCAAATATAAATACATTTACATTAAATATTAAATTATTTATTAAAAATATTATTGAAAATGAATTAATTAAAAAAGCTAATCTTCAAAAAAAACCATTATTTGATTTACAATTAGTAGAAAAAAAAGAAGATTTACAATTTTTAAAAGAAATTAATGATAGAAATTATGATATTAATGCTAAATTATATGCAGAAAAAGTATTACTATTAGATGATGAAAATCTTAAATTATTACTAATTTCACTTACTAATAACAGTTATTATAATGTAATTTATCATATTAATATGAAATTAACAGATAATTTATTAGAATTATCTGAAAATACATTAAGTAAACCACATGTAAGTCAAATTAGAAAAATACATAAATTTGATATTAAAACTATTGGATATAATCCATATAATTATATGTTATTATGTCTTTCTATTTTATTTGAATTATTAGATTTAGATAAACTAACTTTTGTTGAATATATTAATAATCAAGATAGAGAAATTATAAAAACAAAAATTAAAGAATTATATAATTCTTTAAATTCTAAACAAAAAGAAGATTTTCATTTATCTATAAATAATATTTATTTAATTATTAGCAATAGAATTATTTTTAAAGATAATTCAGATTTAATTACAGTAAATATTTCTAAAAATTTTGCTATTAATACTTATTGTTATATATTATCTAATCATCCTTATTTTATTAATAAAGATGATGATTTAATTATTGAATTATATACTAATCTTAAAGATAATATTAATACTTTTAATTCTGTTGATATTATTAATATGTATGATATTCCAAATATTGATAATAATATTATGATAAATGTTATTATTGAATTATATATTAATCAATTTATAAATAAATATATACCAGAATATGTCTATTATTTATATAATATTAATAATTTATCTAAATATAATTATATTATATATTTAACTTTAATTAATTCTAATAATTCTATAATTTTTGATACTATTTTTAATATTTTATTTAAAGATATTCGTTTATATAAAGAAACTATATTTAATACAACACAAGATACAAAATATTTATCAAAATATTATATATATACTAGATATCTTACTTTTTTAAATCTAAATCATATACGTTTAAATACAAATAATATTCATTTAATTTTTTATTATATTATTTATCATTTATATGAATATATAAAATTTAGTTCTAAAATTATGTTATCTTCTACATACATAGATAAAATAAATTTAATTGTAGATTCTATTATATATCTTTTTAAATATAGTTTAGATAATCCATTATCTAATACCAAAATTGAATATCTATCTGAAAATTGTAATACATTACCATATGTTTTATTTGATTTATTAGTTTTTCCATTAAATAAAAGTCAAGTAAATTTACCTAATACAATTGAAAGAAGAAATTATTTTGCTAGAATAACACCTCAACAAATAGAAAATGCCACTTTTCTTAATCAAGATATTAATGATTTATATGTTACTAATATTCTATTACTTTATAATAAAAAAATTATAACTATTAAAGATATGATTAAAATGATTAAAATATATAATGATGAAGATATTGATTCTAATCCTATTCCAAGAACAATTAGAACTTCCGATACTATTGATAGTTTAAGACCTAATAGAACTTCTGATAATATTGATATTTTAAGACCTAATAGAACTTCTAATGGTAATCGTGGAATAAGAACTACTAGAACTTCTGAAGGTAATGCTGGTTTAAGAACTACTAGAACTACTAGAACTTCTGAAGGTAATGCTGCTTTAAGAACAAGTAGAAGTTCTGATAGTAATTCTAGTTAAATTCTAATTTATTTTTCTAATTTATTTTTCTAATTTATTTTTCTAATTTATTTTTCTAATTTATTTTTCTAATTTAAATTCTAATTTAATTTTTAATTTATTTTTCTAATTTATTTTTCTAATTTAATTTCTAATTTAATTTCTAATTTAATTTCTAATTTAATTTCTAATTTAATTTCTAATTTAATTTCTAATTTAATTTCTAATTTAATTTCTAATAAAAGTTATGATAAAAAACTAATTCAAAAATTAAAATAAATATTATAATAAGAAATTATCTTTATATAATTTTAATCTTTTTAAATAGATAAATATAATAATATGAAAACGATAGCTATATTTTTATTATTTTTAGGAATGATATTAATAATTAAAGGATATTATAGTAAGAAATATAAGAAATTAGCACAACCTAAAGTAATAATTAAATATGTTCCTAGAAGTTATTATGAGGAACAATTATCAGATAAGGAAAAATTAAATGAATTTTATAAAGGAATGTTTGAAGATACATTGCCAAATATGTATAATCCAAATATAGATATAAAAAAATAAATAAAGAATAAATAGATATATATATAAGAATAAAATGAAATTAAATGATTTTGGATTATTATTAACATCAGCAATTAATAATATAGATGAAAATACTAATATAAAAAGAGAATTAATATTAATAAGTGATAAACATAGAAGAAATTTAATAAAAAATAAAGAAAATATAAATAAAAAACAAGAATTTTATTTAACAAATTATGAAAATAAACGAGAAGAATTAAGAATGTCTTATGATGTATATTTAGCAAATAGAAAAATTTTATTAGATAAATGGAAAGAAACTGGTTCTATTGCTGATTTAAAAAATCTTGTTGCATATAGATTTGAAAATATTGAAAATATCCCTAATATTTATACATATGATATAAAAATATCAAAATTAAAATAAAAATTGTTCTTCATTATTACCTGCATCTGTTAAATTAATTAAATAACCAATAGAAAAAGTAATATAAGCTAATAATGCAAAAATAAATTTAATAATTTTATTAATATAATAAAGTGGAAGACTAATTAATTCCATTGATTTAATTAAAAATCCATTTATAGAATTAAATAAATAAGTAAATGAGTCTGATATTATTTTAATCATATATGTAAAACTCGTTAAAAAAATAGTAATTATATAACTTAAACCTTTTAACATTAATATAAATAAATCAATAATAGGTTTAAGTTGTTCAAAAATAGTTGTAATAATAGTCCATAATGTTTTAATAATTTCATAAAAATTTATAAAAATTTGAATAAAAGCTGTAAAAACTTCACTCATTTTTATATTATTCTATTATTTATTTATAGATTAGATATATATGAAAGAACAAACATTTAAATTTAATATAATAGCATTTATTATAGCTTTTGCAATTGGTATTTTATTTGTATATTTATCTGCACCAAAACAAAAAATAATAATTAAATATCCAAATCCATATAATTCAGATAAAGTAGTATATAGAGGTGATAATGATATATGTTATAAATATAAAGCAAAAGAAGTTAAATGTGTAGATAAAGCAATAGAACAACCAATAGTTTAATTTTTTTTTATAATTATTATAGAATTAATAAAAATGAAACTTAAAGATATTATGAATCGTTTATTTTATACTGAAACAGGACAAGCATTTGTTAGTGCATTATTTGGTTTATCATTAGCTCTTATTTTTAAAAGAGTTTGTAAAGATAATTGTGTATTATATATAGCTCCAAATAAAGATGAAATTGATGGAAAAATATTTAAATTTGAAGATGGATGTTATAAATATTCAAAAATAAATGTAAAATGTAATGATAAACCAGTTGAAAATTATAATGGTAATGAAACAGCTGAAAATAAATTATCAGAACCAAACTTTTTTTCAAAATTATTTGCGTAAATAAAATTAATTATTTTTATTTATATTATTATAAAAATGAATATGACAACAAATATAGATAGTATCCCTTTAAAAACTTCTAATAAAAATAATGAACTAATTATTGATGATAGTGAAGATCAAACAGTTAAAGATATATTAAATGAATTTCAACAAGAATTAGAAATAAATACACAAAATAATCCTATAAATACTAATAAAAATAATTATAATATTAATTATGATACTCAAAATAATCTTATGAATAATCATAATAATAATCATAATAATAATCATAATAATAATCATAATAATAATCATATGAATAATCATATGAATAATCATATGAATAATCATAATAATAATCATAATAATAATCATAATAATAATCATAATAATAATCATAATAATCATAGAAATAATAAAAATAATATTACATATTATAATCAAGAATATTTAAAGAAATCATTAATAATTGTAATAATTGCTTTTTTTATATTTTCACCAATATTTATAGAATTAATTATTAATAAATTACCTAATTCATTATCATTACTATTTGAAAATTATGAAATTTATATTAAATCTATTTTATTATTTATTTCTATTTATATCCTTTTTTTATATAATTTTATTTAAGGATTTATTGAATAATTATTAATGATGCTTGTTTTATCAAAAGCATTATAATATAATAAATTAGAATTTATTTTTTTATATAATTTTATTTAAGGATTTATTCAATAATTATTAATGACGCTTGTTTTATCAAAAGCATTATAATGTAATAAATCTGAATTTAATCCTTGTATACCATATATATTTTCTCCATTTCTAATTTCAGAATAATAATTATTAGTATCATATATATTATTTTGTGCTTTTTCTAATAAATCTTTTGATATATATTCCATAACTATACAATTATTTTTTTCATTTAATGATGATTTTTCAGGAATTGGTTCTGTTTTATTATTTGGTAATGGTTTTATATCATCACTAAATTTATCTATATTATTCATATTTAAAGGATTATATGCTTTCATTAAAGGTTCATTTAATTCATTATTTATATTATTTGATGTAGAATTATTTATTACTTTTTGATAATGTTTAAAATATATAATTAAAAATATTAAACCTAATAAAAAACCTATTATTTCATCAAATGCAACTATTATAAATATAATTATTATTGCTATTAATAATTGATTTACTTGTTCTAAAAATATTTGTGGTATTTTAATCTCTATAAATATAATTATTATCAATGATAATACTAAAAAAAATCTTATAATTTCTAATATCATTCTTATTTAAATATATATAAAATTAATTTCTTATAATTAATTGTTTATTATTGTTATATATATTATGAATACCTATTTATCTTCAAGAGGATATGCATTACTTAAAACTGAAAATAATAAAAAAATAATTAAAGAAATTAAAAAAGAATTAACTGTTTCCCCTATTTCTAATCATAATTCTTCCTTTAATAATAATAAAGAATATCCTATTTATCTTGAAAGTGATAGTAAAATTTATATGCCTAAATGTTTTGGCTTAAATAAATTTGGTTTACCTCTTCATAATAATCTTAATGATGGTCTTAATTGTCCTAATCTTATTTTTAATGGTAATATTAGAGAAAATCAAATAAAACCTATTCAAAATTTTATTGAAGCTGCTAATAATCCCACTAAATTAGGTGGTATTATTAGTGTACCTTGTGGTTTTGGTAAAACTATTATGAGTATTTATATTGCTTGTTATTTTAAAAAAAAAACTTTATTTATTTCTCATAAAGATTTTTTAAATTCACAATTTATTTCTAGTATTAAAGACTTCGTTCCTTCCGCTAAAATTGGTAAAATTCAAGGTAAAATTATTGATATTATAGATAAAGATATTGTTATTGCTACTTTACAATCCTTAGCTATTAAAGATTATGATTCAACTATTTTTAATGATTTCGGTCTAGTTATTATAGATGAATGTCATCATATCGCTTCTGAAATATTTTCAAGAGCATTTAGAAAAATGAATATAAAATTAACATTAGGTTTATCTGCTACTTTAAATAGAAAAGATGGATTAAGAAAAGTTTTTGAATGGTATTTAGGTAAATCTGTTTATACACATAAATCTGATAAAAATTCTAATGATATGATTATTCAAATTCATAAATATTTCTCTCCAGATTTTAATTATAGTTCTATTAAAACATTTTATAATGGACAACCTAATATTATCGCTTCTATTAATAATATTTGTAATTTTAAACCTAGAACTCTCTTAATTATTGAAATTTTACAAAATATTATTATTAATGAACCTAATAGAAAAATTCTTATTTTATCTGAAAGAAAAAATCAATTAAAAGATTTAGAATTCTTTATTAAAGATAAAAATATCGCATCTTATGGTTATTATATTGGTGGTATGAAAATGACTGATTTAGATATATCCGCTACTAAACAAATTATTCTTGCTACATACCAAATGAGTAGTGAAGGTTTAAATATACCAACTTTAAATACTCTTATTTTAGCTAGTCCTATTAGTGATATTCAACAATCTATTGGAAGAATATTAAGAGAAAAAAAAGAAGATAGAATTTATACCCCTTTATGTATTGATATTTTTGATGAATTATCTATTTTTAAATCTAAAGGTTATAAAAGACTTAAATATTACAAAAATAATAAATATTTAATTAAATTTTATACTGAAAATTTATTTATTGAAGATTTTGAATCTTCTTCTTCATCCTCCTCTCCCACTAATAAAAAAAAAGATAATCAAGAAATAAATATTACTTATTTTATAGATGATGAATAAATTTATCTTTTTTATTTTACTTATTCTTTTTTTTATAATCCTTTATCTTATACTTATTAACTATAATTATAATAAAAATTATTATTCTTCTTCATCTTATAAATTACCACATCTTAATTACAATAATATTAATTCTAATTTTAATCAAAATTCTAATTATAATCTTGATATTAATTCCAATTTTAAAATTAATAATAATAATAATATTGACCTTGATTTTGATGTTGATTTAAATAAAGGTTATCAAAATGAATTAATATATAATTATGATGATTTAAAAGAAGGGTCTTATATTAATCAATTTCAAGAAATTGATTATACTAAAATGAATATTACTAATTCTCAAATTGGATTTAATCCTGATCCAAAATGTTCTTCTGGACCTCTCCCTTTCGTTGATGTAAATGTTAATTATTTACTTAAATAAAACTACTTCTTATTGTTTTCACATTTATATTTTTTTTATTTATATCTATATATTGATATTTATATGTTCCAAATGATCTAGATAATCCTGTATCACAATACCATATCTGATTATCTAATAATGTTATCTTATCTAATGCTGTATGACCTACAAACATATATGTTATATCCAATTCTTTATATAATTTCCCTGTTTCAACTATATTATTTAAATTTCTATTCCATAATATTCCATTTGAACCTATTATTATTTTATCTAATATTTCTTTATCTTCTATATTTATTTTATTATTCTCTAAATAATTATTCCATATATAATTTATATAAAATATATCCTTATTATATCTCCTTAATAGCTCTAAATGTTCTAATTCTAATTTCGCATGACAAAATAATAAATCCTTTATTTTTATTATTAATGGTCTTTTTGCTAATATTAATCCTATTGATCCCTGTGGTCTAAATAAATTCCTTCTTAATATCTCATTATTATTATCTCCTAAACTCATTTTTGATACATATGAAAAATCTCCTATTACATTCATTAATTCATGATTTCCTATTAATGATATACAATATCCACCTTTAACTCTTGCTATATTATTTAAATGTTCTGTAAAATATATCATTTCATAATCACTTAATACCTCCCAATTCTCTTTTGTATTTCTATTTAAACTATCTATCTGATCTCCTAATTGTATTATTATTGTATTTGGTGGATCTGCTATCCATTCTAAATTATTATTTATTATTTCACTATCTATTAATATTGATTTAAATCTTTTTATATCTCCGTGTACGTCTCCTATTATTATTATTCTATTCGCATTATTTATTTCATTTAAATTATTATTTATAAACATTATTTATAAATAATTATTATAAAAATAAATATTATTTTTACTTTAAATTTAATTCAGTTATTATATCCGATATTTTTTCTTTATAATTAAAATTTTCATCAACTATAAATCCTTTATAAAAATAATTCATTGTTTGTTTGTAAGTATAATATATTATACGTGATTCTTCTATTTTTTTTATTTTATCTTTTGATTTTTTTAAATAATATATATACTTATCTTTATTATAATTAATATCAAATTTATCCTCTTCCTTTATATAATTATTATAATTACTTACTTTTTTATTAATATCATTTTCTTTTAATAATATAAATAATATATTAATTATTTTTAATATATTTATTCTATATATACTATACATCGTATATGATGGTTTGTTATTTAAATAAGTTTCAAACAATGTTTTTATAATTTTATAATTATTATAATCATCAATAGTTAATAATTTTTTATAATTAATATCATCTAATAATATACTATTATCATAATATATCATTAATATCTTATTTCTATATAAATCAAAAGAACTAAAGCTTTCTTCTATCAATATTGAATTAAAAAAATTTGGATTATTAAAATAATTTAAACTTGTAATATGATGTTTATTTATTTTATAATTATTTACTAAATCATTAGGGGCTGTTATTTTAATATCAAAATTATCTATTATATTTTTATAATAATAATCATAAGTATCTAATG